ATACTGATGAATTGTTTTCCAAAGTAGTTTATTCAATATCTATTCTTCACCTTCTCTTTTCGTAGTAATAGGCGAAAACTCACCATACTCTTCTTTTTCTAATTTTAATCTTGTATCTATTGCTTTCTGTTTATCTATAAAACCCTTTGAAAAATGCATTTTTCCTTTACGACTTATTCCTGCATACCACATAGAAGTAGTTTTATTCCAATACACACCAGTTGTTCCACTGGTATTGTCTTTTCTTATGGAGTGGTTAATTGAATTACCTCTTTTAGTACACTCCCGTAAATTGCTTTTTCTGTTATCAAGAGGATTTCTATTAATGTGGTCTGAATCTTTTTTACCCAATAAATAATGAAATCTTATAATTTTCTTAGTTATAGGATTTACAGTTTCTAATGCTGTATATCCATTTGTTAATTTATGTTCACACCAACAATAATCTTTAATTTTGTCATAATCTTCTAAGTCAAAATAAAACTCTCGATTAGTGTTTGAGGTATATCCAATGCCATATTCACCACTCAAATCATACTTATTGTATTTTTTACATGTTTTTCCATTCTCTCTCGCTGCCTGACTATGTAAACATCCACACGATTTAGTATTACCATTGCGTAACGAAGTACCATCTACCAAAACTAATTTAGGATTGCCACAATCGCATTTGCACCACCATCTACATTTACTAAACCATCTTTGATATTTTTGGTTGTATGTTTTTCTAGGTTCTCCTTCACGAACTACAGTTAACATATTAAATTTTTGTCCAATCAAGTCTACTTTCTTTCCCAATTAATTCCCACTTTCTATAACAGTATTAGTAGCTATCTCAATTTTTTGTTTCATTATTTTTTCAAGAATTTCTTTGCCACAATCAAAAGGCGAACACTTTAATCCTGTAAGTCCTTCGTAATCGTATAAGATATAAACAGTAAAATATGGTGTTAATTTTTGTGCTAAAGTATTAATTCGTTTTACATACCTTTGACATTTTTTGTATTCTGGATTATCTTCTTCACATTTCTCGAAAGCCATTAAGTCATAATCTCGGTCAAATCCTAACATTACTTCTTCAACCCCTAAATTTAATAACATATCTCTATGCCAATTTGATATGTTAAAGCCACATGTAGCAACTACAAAAGCATCTTCTCCATAATATTGGTGGGCTAACATAACGCTTTTTTCTGATTCAGCAATAACAACTTTTTTTGTTTTCTTTATTCCTTTAAGATGTTTATCTAATCCATAAAAATTCATATTAAGAGAATGCGTATATGTTTTCCCTTGTATAGTTTCCGGCATATACTTATTATTCTGGTCTTTTTCTTGTAAACTTCTTCTTCGTATTCCTACTAATTCCCCTTTTAAATTCCTATGCGGAATAATGATGTGTTTTTCACTTTCATACCAACGAATACCAAACTCCTTCATAGTTTCAATACTAATTCCCTCATCTATCCATCCTTCAAAAAATACATCATCTTCAAAATATTGAAGAATGTTTTCATCTATCGAAGATAAATTTTTTATTTCACCAGTTTTTCTTTTCCTTATTGCAATATATTTATCAATTATCGCCAATTCTTGATTTATTCTAGGAAGACTATTGGAGATTCCATGACGGTTACTAATACCCACAACGTTTGCAACATAATTTATGGCTTCTCCAAAATTACAATTTCTCAATTTCATTATTAAATTGAAAAGAGACATTTTCCCACAATTTGTATAACAATAAAAACTTTTAGAATCTCGGAAATAACATAACTTATGTGAATCTCCACCGTGACAAATAGTTTTAAACCAAATCTCGTTTTGTTTAAATGTTCCATATGGTAAGGCTCCAAAACTCTTTAAAATATCAAGTATTTGTACTTCTGTTATACGCTCCAACAAATAATCTTTATCTATCATTACAACCACCTTAAAATGCAATTGTTTCTTCTTTTTCTTTTATCTTCAAATTATCTACTGGTTTTATGTTGACTTTCGTAGAAGCATATTCTTCATCATTAACATCTATATATGTTTTTTCCATATCTTTAATTAGCTTGTATTCATAATCTGTTACAAATAAATCATGTACCCTCATAGTTGAATAATCTATGTAAAGCCAAATTTTAATTTTATTCCATTTCCCACCACGATTTTTATATAATGAATACACCAAATTAGGAGTTGGTTTATTTATTAGCTCTCTTGTAATTGGTTCAATTTTCTTTAATTCTTTTTCAGTTGGTGGCATTGCAATCATTGCACCATCTGCTTTATCAATAATTGCCTTTGCTCCTCTTACAATCGTTTGATCTCGATTTGTTTCATTCTTAAAATCACCTGTTACCTGAGTAAAAGAATCAATTGATACGTCAAATTTCCTTGTGAAATTTTTCAGTTTCTTAGATAAATTTGCCAACACTTGATCTTCTCTTACGACCATTTTTGTTTTTGACTCTGCTGCATACTCGCTATTTAATTCTACTGTTGCACTAATATAATCAAACCAAACATATTCAATATCATGTTCCAACTTGTGTGTTTCAATAATTTCTTCCAAAGTATTCGCATCATATTCCGGGACATATTCGAACCAAATATTTGCCTCATGTTCCAAAATATCAATTGCTTTGTCTACTCTCTCCTCTTCTCCATCTTCATACAAGTTAAATTCAATATGGTCTTGTGGGACATCTGCTATATAAGCCCATAATATCGGATCAATCTCTTCGAGTAATTCCATCTCTGTTCCTATATATAATCCACCATTCGATTTACCATTGGGATTTTCACACCATTTATCAAGAGATTTATCATAATAATATGGTGAACACGCATATCCAATATCTGCTATCGAAGTTCTGGTTTTTCCCACTCCCGTTCCAGCAGATTTGATATTAAAACGTCTTTTTCTAATACCATGTAAAGCAGTCGTAAGATAGGCACTAGCATATCCAATTCCCCATGCAGTATCCTGTTTCCATTTTTCTTTTTGCTCGTGTCCTCCAACTCCTGCTTTTTTAGAATCCTGTCCCTCGGTGTTTAAAAAAGGTGCAATCACTCTTGAATGTTTTTTCTTGTAATGATTGATAATATCTTGTATCGTATATTCATCTAATTGCTTACGCTGTTTTTCTATAACTTCCGGATTAATTTCATCAGGATCAAAAAATTCTTCTACACTAATTCCATATTCAACATAGCTTCGCAGCAAAGAAAATTTTTTTAATTGGTCATAATAATACTTAAAATTACTCTGTAAAGCCATTTCTTGTATTTTTTCTAAAAAACTAACACCCTCATTTTTTATAAAAACTTGGTATTGTGTTTCATAATGGGATAAATATTCATCAATTGCTACAGCATCAATTTCTTCTGCACCATTTTTATATAAATTGTTAATGGCAGCAAAAATCAGTTTATGAAAGGTTTCTGGGAAATCATTTTGTACAATTTTATATTCTCTAATCAGAGATGGTTCTTGTAATAGGCTTCCTAGCACTTCTCTTATTGCTTGTTTGTTTACATAACTAAGTAGTTTACTTTTTTTCAATCTATAGTTCCTTTCATATTAAAGTTCTTCTATATTAATCAAAGCCATCTCTTTATACTTATTTTTCTCATCTTGATTCCGATTTATGTGAATGACTTTTTTTCTATTTTGCACCTTTTGCATATCACAATCTTTTAGATTATCTTTAATAGCTTTTTTATCTATGTAAAACTTTTTTGCTTCATCATAAACAAATGGAACAATGCCTATCCCTAAACTATCTTCTACACTATTCCCCTCTTGTATTTCATAAAAATAATGTAGAGTGGTTTTTATTCCTCGATAGGTGTAATGAAACTGATCTTTATAATCCTTGATTTGTTTTAACATCCATCCTGTCGGAACATCAATCTGATACAATTCACAAATATATGCGATTAAAGCTTTATAATCTTGTGCCTCTTTCTGTTTATTTTCATAACAAATTTTGCAGTAGTATTTTGAATTATGGTAAACTGTATTTTCTTTATCGTTATAAGTCCCACACTCAGGACATTTTACTTTTCTTGCCATCGTTACACTACCTCTTTTAAATAAGATAAAGGGGAATCCCTTTATCTATTAATCAATTAGAATTCCCTCTTCCTTAATCAAATCATTCAAATCATCTAAAATTAACATCAGCAAATCAATTTGGGTTGCATCACAATCTCTAACCAACTTACCTTTTCCAAGATATTTATTTGTGATTGTCTGGTACTTGTCCATCATCCCCTGATCATTTAAGGCTTTTGCCATCTTTCCAATTGAAGATACTGTTTCTTTAAAATCTGCTGTTTCAGACTGGTCTTTATAAACTTCAATAGGTTTATCCGTAACAACTGCATTGTCTTCTGCTTCCAGTTTATCAATCGCCTGTTCCATATCTTTTCTCAATGCTTCATATGTGAACGGGATCTTTGCTGACATATACTTATTTCTTGTTCCGGCTTCAAGATACTGATTTCCTCTCAAAGTAAGAACCATTTTATTTGTGCCATCTTCCTGTAATTCGTTAGTTGCAAATCCCACAACATCAACAAGTCCTGCAAGAACTTCAAAACCACGTTTATCTACAAGTGGCTGTGTTCTTTCATACTTTTCACCATTTTCCTTAATTTGTTTTGTTTCAGAATGTGCAATAACGACAAGTGTGTATCCTGCTTTTACAATTTCTTGAAAAAACATATTGAACTCTTTCTTAACAGCTTTATAACCACGTTTTGATTCAGTCTCATCCAGATATTCAACACCTTCTTTAGCAAGAATATAATCTTCACACATCATGTAAGCTAGATCTGCTGTGTCTACCACTACTGTTTTAAAAGTAGTTTCATCTTTCTGACCCTTTTCAACTTTATCTACATCTGACAAAAGCTGTTTTTTTACTTTCAGTGCTTCAGACCATTTATTAATAGGCTGTCCATAAACACCAGAAAGCATATTCCACCCCTTTTCAAATCCCATAACCAACGGTTTCGGAAATTTTACTGCATTAGAAGTTTTCCCACTTTTTCTGGTTCCATAAATCAGAAAACTTTTTCCTGATAAATCTCTACTAATTGTGCTTGGCTGCAAGCTAAAAATATCAATCTCTGCCATATATTCTTTATATCTCCTTTTTATTTAGTTATTTTCATCAATGGTTTGGAAGTGACTAGATATTAAATCTAGTCACAAATTTTAAAATGGGATGTCATCATCTGCTACGACGGCTTTCGGTTTTGAGACACTTCCACTATTTTTTCCTTTGCCTCCCTGATATCCTTTTTCTTTCAGTTCGTCAAGTTTTGCTTTTCTTTCTGACATTCCAATGCGAACTGCTTCTTTTGAATAAGAGTCCTTGTCATCTTCATCCATTGCAGGATCAGCGCCAGTCAGAATCATCTCAACATATGACTTTCCATCTGTAGTTCTCTGCACACCAATTCCACCAGTTTTCTTTGGTTTTTCTTCTCCTTTATGTAATTCAAATGTAATGAAGAGTTTTGCAGTCTGTCCTACTTCATAGTTATCCTCAAAGGCTTCTCGCAATTCTGCCGGAACGATAATGCTTTTAACTGGAATAATATTTCCAAAAAAGTCGTTGGTCAAAACTGTGACTCGCAATCTTCCAGTTTCATTTTGGTCTTCGCCTCTTGTCTCCGGTGTAATCTGGCTGATATAACCCTCTACATCTGCCGTTGCTCCATATTCTCCATCAACATCGTTAATAAAAGCAACGCTACATTTTAATGCCTCAACTAATTTTTCTTCTGCATTTACATAATCATTAGTTGCAAATGAACACTGCAAACTTACCTCGGTGGCTTCTTCCCAATTTGAATCAGCAACAGACTTCACAGAGTTAGCCCATTCAACTGTTCTTTCGTAAGCTTTATTCTCTTTCTTTTTTCCTTCTCTTACACTGTATTCCTGAACAAATCTTTCAAAAGAACGCTCCATAGCTTTATGTTCGCCAAATTGAATTTTTCCTTTAAAGCTAATATATGGTGCACCTTTACTTTCACCACTAGAAATTGTTCCAACTCTCTTTTCAAATTCCGTTACCTTCCCTGTCAATACTACCTTATTTGTCATCTGTTTTACTTTGTCGCTCATATGCTGCATGTACCTCCTATAATATAAAAATTTTTATCTATTAAAACGTCCTGCCGGACGGAACATAGAAATAACTAATATGTCAAATTCTATGTAATCAGTGATTTTTGAGTGCAAAGACCCCAAGGGTATGCTGTTTAACCACCCAAATATATATTTTTATTCAGTTTTAAAAAAATGAATATTATTCGATTTGAATAGATTTGATTTATCTCAATAAGATTTAATAATTACAAGATGATATGTCATTTTTTCATTTATATATTCTCTTTTCATGGTTTCTTAAACCATCCACTTACAATTCCATTCATATACAAAAACAACTCTTCTCTGTCATTTGCTAAAATTCCATGTTTAACCTTGCTCATAATAATATTCTCCCAAAACCGGATTGATTTATGATCACCGTGAAGCATCATGGTTTTGTTAATGTCTTCTTTTGTTATTGGAAGCTTTATATATTCACGTTTTCGACTCATTCGTTATTCCTATTACAATAACATCCAAATTGCTACTGGATAATACATATAATCAACAATCACATTAAGTAAATTATAGGTTCTACGGAATTTGTAATCTTCAAATTTTGTACTATATAATTCTTTGCCAAAACTAATTTTCATTCCATATAATGTCAGTATAATTTGGATAGCTGACATAATTAGTAGATAGGTACTTTCTAATTTTGTACCAACCAAAGAATATGTTGTTATAAACAAAACATATAGTATAATTATAAATATATAGGAAATAACAAATACTATGTCACAAACGATTGTAGTTCCAAATTCTTTAATTGATTTTAACTTAAGTTCTTTTATTATATCATCAGATTCCTTTAATGATTTTACAAGCTTATCTTCCCACACTCTGTAACTCAAAGCCTTTGGTGTATCTTTAATTCTTTTTAAAAACAACAAGATCAACATTATCAATAAAAATATTTTCATTCTATGTATTTATTCTCCTTTCAATTAACATTTATATTTGAATATCTGGCACTTCAATAAATTTCGATAATAGTCCTTCGTGATAAAACACTTTGTCACTTTCAATAACTTCTTGGTTTTGAAATTTTCTTAACACAAATGGTAGGGTATAATTATCTAAACATTTAAATTTGGTTTTACCATCTTCTAGCTCTTTATAATATCCTTGAATACCATTACTTTTGTGAAGAGTAAATACTTCGCATTTAACTGGAACTACACTTTTTTCTTTCAAACATAGCTTCAAAAAAATTATAGTGTTTTCGTTGTATGAATCTGTTATATCAAAAACAATTTCATCATTTGAAAAGAAAACACAATTAGAAATAGGAATAATCAATTTCATTATTTTTTTTTGCTAATATATTTTATAATATTTTCAGCAAATTCTATAACGCCCTCAGTATATTGGGTGAATTGAACAGATAAATCTTTATTTGTTCCCCATTCTATTGCCTGTTTAATGGTGTTATATGCAATTTTATATATATCGTTATCGTTCATTTATAATTATTCTCCAATCTCAAAATAATATTTCTTCAACCTATCTTCTCCAATTGTTTTAATCGCTGCTTTTGCAATTTCTTCTGACGAAAAATAAACAGTATTAGATTTGATGATATTACTATGATTATATGTTATAATCGAATCATTTTCATATACATAATAAATACAATAAGTCCAATTAATCCCAACTTTGTTATTCTCTTTAGCAAACCATTTTAACTCTGCAATTACTTTTGCCTTTTCAATTGCAAACAACACATCTTCTTCTGTTTTAAAACAATTTCCTATTGAGCATAAAAAGTTATCCATTTCATCATTATCAAATACGAAATCGTCAACTAAACTTTTCCCTATATACCAATATCGATCACCCAGCCCTGGCTTCCACACTTTATTATTCTCCTTTTTATTTGCTTTCTCTACCAATTTTATCAACTGTTCTCTTTCATCTCCTGAAAGATTTTCCATATTTAATGTAATCTTATCCATTTATTTATCCTTATTCTTACCTTTCCCTGTTCCAATATTTGCAATTTTATATAACAGTTTTATAAATAAAATGTTAAATTTGTCTGCCTATTAAAATTTCGTTAATCTGCAATGCTAACTTCATATTTATAAAGTGCTTTATATAACTTATCTGGAATATAATCTTTATACTCATCTGCAACTTGTTTAATATACTTTTCTTTAAAAGTTTTATATTTATTAAAAGCTTCCTCTTCTGTAGAAAAAACTCCTAAATTTTTTCTTTTATCTAATGTATTACATCTTGCAATAAATTTATTA